CGCTCCTACTAACTACACAGGAGGTGATCAGCCATATCCCATTTGCTTAGTGTTGAAGATCCTTGGTTTGGACAGTTTCTTAAGGTCCAAGCGGATACAATGTCCTGGTCGGGATTGAACCCATGTTATGTGGGTCCTCTCTTCGTCAGACGTATTCGTAGCGAGTCTCTCGCTAACCAAGGTGACCGTTACAAAATCGGACGCTCGATCGAGAAGCCCTGTCAACATAGTTATGTTGAGGGGACTATCTCGGCTCCCGCGCCCGGTGGTGCCTTCCCAGGCACGACCATCATCTCATTCGGAACCGGGCAGAAGAAATTCGTTGTCGAATACCCCCCTTCCTATCCAGCGAAGAGGTGTATCGACACGACGTTTACTTCTGCTGTAACGGAACCGAAGAAAGATGGTGACCTTGTGACGTTCAGTTTCTCATGTACCGGTACCAACTGGGAGAATCGAGTCGTCGGTGGACAAATAGTCAAATGGATGCTCGTTTCATTTGAACTGTTTGTTGCCGGCTCTTGTATCTACCACAAGGACAAGTACACGGGAAACATCTCCTTCACGAGCTTCACATTTTCGACTAAGTCGGGGCGACATACGAGTCCCGGTACCAGTAACTGGATAACAGATACTGTGACCGTCTCTGTCATTTCTAACCCTTTTGGGGGTAGTAGTGACAATCTCGCCACGACAATCGCGACTTTCTTCAGCTATGCTGATGAATTTCGTGATCAAACCGAACGTGTGAAGCGTCGCAACCAACATCGTGATGCAGCTATCTATGATGCCCTTGACTCAATGACGATAACCGATGTAAATTGGTTCGCGTCATTGAAAGATTTAGCAGAATTCGGTGATACCGTTAAAAGTATCGTCGATCTGTTTCATTTCAAGGGGAGGATCAGTGACCTTAAGAAGATATCTTCCATGTACCTTATGTGGAAGTATATCATTCTGACAGGTATCGCTGACCTCAAATCCATCATGAATATGCTACACATGATGATTGGCCACCACGGAGACCTTCTCGGCAATGTCAAGGAATTTGACATGGTCGGGAGAGGTAGCTGTACAAAGAGTCGCACGATCGGTCTCATTAACGAGACAGTTCGCGATAACGTTAAACTACGTTATCGGGCCGATACTAGTGACCTCAACAGGTTACTAGCCGTGCTTGCGTCTATGCGTATAGTTCCGCGGTGGGTGGATTTATGGGATCTTGTACCGTACTCCTTCGTAGTTGACTGGCTGTTTCCGGTGAGTGCCGTGCTTAACAACATGGAGAGTAATAGTTTACAACAACTATTGCCCTTCGTGTATGGAATGCATAGCACTAAGACCACCAGGACAACCACCAGAAAGATTACAGTGAACACTCACGTGTACACTGTTAATCTCAAGGCTGTCAGCTACCAGCGTACGGTATGGATCAGATTTCCTCGGGACGTGTGGTTAGGACTTGTGTTTCAGAATCCTCTGAGACACATTCTAGAAGGTGGTGCACTGCTTGTCCAGAGGTTACCTCTGGGGAAGTAGCACCAAGCTTCTAGGCCTACCGACGAGAGTCGGGATCCCTATACACATCGCTTGATCGCGTGTGTAAGGAGGTGCATTGCACCTACACCAGCCCTGTGTAAGGGTACGCCTTAAAAGGCGGAAAGGATAGCCAAAATGGCTATCGTTCTGGCGACGGGCACTCAGCAGACTGTGTCTGCCACTGCCCTGAATCCGCTGGCTCCTGTCGTGGCATCCTATCTCGCACAGAAGGATGACCCCGGCGAGACCATCTTCTCGAACATCGTCACGGCTTTGGATCAACCGAACAAGCTTCGCTTTTCGGTCTCCCCGGTCGCTGACGTGTTCAAGAACGCGGAAGCTACAGCTCTCGCTGGGCAACGCGTTGATGGCCTCAACATCTTGTGCCAGGTGACCGAGGTTTGGAAGGTGTATGACGGCGCGGATAACTCCGTGCAGCCGTACTACCTCCCTGTCTCGGCGCACCAGGTCCTCAAGATCCCGATCGACGCCAACGTCACTGACGCTGTTGTCGCGGCCTTGATGACCCGGCTGACGGGCGCTACGCTTCACGGCGCCGTTCTCACCCTACAAGGTGGGATCGGTCCGCTGATGCATGGCGTCACGAGGCTCTTCTAGTCGCTTTCCGCGGCTAGGAGCACATGATGTTGCTTAAGGAGTCGACCCATGTCACAAAGAAAAGACGTAGCATTGCTGCGAAGTCTTGCTCTTCGTTCCGAGGAGCGAGCCAGTATCGTGACATCTTCCCAGTGGACTGCTGTGAACTCTTCGATTGGAGAATCGAAGAATTTCATAAACAGTTACTGGCTCGGTGTCGCGATGCTGCTGCAAGGTCGGCCGTCATCTCCTAGTGTAGTCGGTGGATTCTTGCGACTCCTTAACGGAGTCACAGGATCCTCGGATATGCTGGGATTTATCGAAGCTTGTTCTCAGATCCGTTTTGTACTCGTACAGAACGGTGCTTGGGAACAGTGTCTCTTTAAAGACATTAAGCTTCGATGGGCGAGAGGGGTAATAGAGTGTGTGGAACACACGATAGAACCCAGTCTCATTGTGCACCCCTCTCCTGATTTTGACGCTGTAGCAACCTTTTTAGGTTGGCTTAAGCGTCTACCCGTTGCGATTCGCGCCACTAGTGATAGTGTTGCGGATTACAAGGGTAATGAGGAGAGGTTGTCATCGATTAACTTCGATGACAATGTGTACATTCCAGCCCTGGAGGAAATTTGGTTTCAGTGGCTCCGGAATTTCCGGATAACTGAACCATTCCTCCCCAGACACGGCTCCGGAGCGACAGCTGACAAGGGAAAGATCAAAGCACGAAAGTGGTCTGGTCTCTCCGTCGATGCTGTCGCGCGCGTCTGTTTTCGATACCCTGATTTGAGTTCAGCATGTCATTGGCCTGTTCGCTCACCCGAGAGGGTAGCTAAGGTCACTTTCGTGCCGAAGCAGGCAGGCAAGGACCGTACTATATGTATGGAACCTGCGTGGCTGCAATTTCTCCAACAGGGTATCCGTCTTCAATTGACTGCATTTACTCATCGAGGTTCTCACCCCTTGAGTAAACTAGTGGACGTCTATTCACAAGATGTGAATCGGCGTCTTTGTGCCAATGCGGTTACGCATCGGTATGCAACAATTGATCTCTCAGACGCATCGGATAGTGTTTCCTGGCGCCTAATTAAGCGACTTGCCCGTAGAATACCGTTACTACGGTATCTCTATGGCTCTAGGTCAAATTTTGCTCTCCTTGCGGGAGAGAAAATCTGTCTAGATAAGTTCGCTCCAATGGGCTCGGCGCTTTGTTTCATCGTCGAATGCATATTGTTTGCATCCGTCGTTGAACTAGCACACCGGATACACTACGGCCAGGCCAGTAAGGGGCACCTTTCAGGTTGCTCCGTCTACGGCGACGACATAATCTGTCCTGCGGAGATTTATCATCTCGTGGTTGATATTCTTACGTCACTAGGCTTTAAGGTGAACCAGCAGAAGAGTTTCTCTTCTGGGGCTTACTTTGAGTCGTGTGGCGTCGAATATCTCCATGGTGCTTTGATTACAACAATCAAGCACCCGCGTGGCTTTCTCCTGTTTAAGGACAAAGCGTCACCGGAACAGGTCGGGACGATAACCGATCTGGCCAACTCGTTTCACAATGCCGGGTATTTCCTAGCTAGGCGTCTGTTCTTGA